CCTAAAGGTTCTAAGTTCTTGTTTTGTAAGGGTTTATGCTTGACGGGGAGCGGGGGATTTGCTATAATACGCATTCCTAAGTGGTTGTACCCCCCGCATTTATGTAAAGGGAATACCATTTTGTTCTTTTATAAGTAGTTGTTTTTTGTAAACCTCTTTTTTGTATTTCTTTTGTATCCCCCTGTGGGGAAAGTGATTCAGCTGCTCATAGATTTGAGCTGAGGCATTTAGCTAGTTCTCATTCTATGAAAGCTGAATACAAAAAAATAAGAATAAAACAAATAGGTTTTTGTAAATCGCATAAAACCTTGACTTATACCATCTTTATGATGGGGTAAGAGGGGGTTTCTCCGTACAATGTTCGGTAAACTGGATGTGTTTTTGTTTTATCTCTCTATTACTCTGGTCTAATTAGGTCTTGACTTATACTAGAGCAGGGGTAATAGGGTGAAACTAGGTCGAATTATGTTCTGTTTTTTTTTATTCCCTTATTACAAAAACCAAAAAAGAACGAAAGCTCCGAACTTTATTCGGATTCTTACAAGAAACAACGAAGAAAACACAATAAAAAAAACAAACCTCTTAACCTTGACTTATGCTTCCCTATATGGGGTGTCTTGGTTAAGAGGTTTTTTTATACCTATTTCTACCCTTTAGTTGGTAGGTTTTCTCCTTTGACTTATGCTACTCTTACATGGGTATGGTAATCCCCAAAAGGGATTATACTTAATCAATTCCTTGTTGACCATAATCTAAATCCCAATCTATATTAACTGTATCTTCTGACATAGTAGATGATGTGTTGTAAAGGTATTTCTCTCTGAGAGCATTATTGAGGAGCTGCAAGACGAAAGCATTGTTGGTGCTTGCAAGGTATTTCTCTCTGAGAGAAGCTACGGTTTCCTCTAAATCCTTTACGCGCGATTTTAATCTTCCTATCTGGTACTCGTGGGGGTCGTAAACCATTACTTCTCTCCCTCACTTAACAGCTTCATTGCTTCGTAAACCTCATCATCAGGAAGGAATCCTTCCAGGTTATTTTTAGGTAAACGCTCTACCAGCTCTGCTAGAACTATTTGTATTGCTTCTTCTTTATTCATTGGTAGTTTCCTCTTTGTGTGTTAGCTCTTCTACTTGCCAAGTTTCAACAGGTTGATAGCCACCAAATTCTAGGTAGCCTCCTAAGTTACTCCCCTCTCCGTTTTTGGCTTTGTCGAAGGCTTCTTGTTCATTTTCAGCTTCCACCATGACGAATTCATTGGCGTAGCATTTCTTTGTGATTACATATTTCATAGTATTAGGTCAGCTACAATGACTACGAGAACGATGTTAAGAAAAATTAAAAGTTCTTTTCCTACCTTCCCAAGTTCTGATTCGCGTCCTCTTTCTTTAGGACTCAAGTTTCGATACCCTCCTAGAAAGAAGTCTCAGTTCTGCTTTAAGCTCTGCAATGTGTCTCTCGTTTCTGTCTCGTTGGCTTTTCCTTGTCATTCTTCGGTATGATTTCTCGCTCATACTTGAAACCGAAAAAGAGATAAAGGCAGCTACCAAAGATAAGGCGACAATGCCTAATCCAGCTTGTGTTAAAAGTTCCATCAAGTTAGTTCCTCCAAGAGTTTCTTGGCATTAGCATCTTTTTGTTCGGCAGATACTTCTTCCGTAATGGCGGAAGGTCTGTCCTTCCAATCCTCAAAAATTGAATCTTGATTCCATGCGTGAGGGATTTGTCCTCGGTGAGACACACTTCCATCAGCAGCAAAACAAGATGCGTATTCACTAACAAGTGCAATGGATTCTTCCAATCCATCTGCATACTTCCAGTCTGAATCAGTTACAACCTTGCTGTTGGCAAAGTTGGTAACATGGTTTAAGGCTTTCCATAGCCTTTCGTCAATAGGGTTTTCGATTTTCATTGTTCTTTGATTAGTTTTTCTAAATACCATTTGGCTTTTTTCAAGTCCTCAACACCATGCTTGTATTTGTACCGAGTAACATACTTGATTATATTCCCTTCACAGAAATCCATATCCCACGAACAGATGTAATCAGTTGTCTCAATACCCTTATTATAGTGTTTGGGGTGGTTAACTGGGTCGTCGAAATCTTTGTTATTATCAGTTACCAATCTTCGTCCTCCACAATGCCTTGATGCTGGTTCCATTCTTCTTCAGTCATAGCCTCATCATAAAAACACTCTCCTCCCTGAAACATTATCTTTCCTCCAGTACCTCCGCTTTCAGCCCACTCACCATTGAATTCGAGATGTGGGAAGTTGCGAGACACCTTCTTTACCCACTCAATAGGAGGACACCATGCAGTCTCAAATGAATAGCAAGTATAGTTTTTCTCGTGCACAAGTTCTTCTTCGTAACAATCCCATTTTGTTCCCCAATGTTTCTTAGCCCAAGGATACCAATCATCGTTTACTTTACTTTTAGCATTGGAAGCAATGTGTTTCTTTGGCATAGGTACTTGTGCGTTGAAAGAAAGAGTTTTGTATTTTCCTTTCTTCGCCGTATCGCCCCAAGCAAAACCTTTATTCTTATCCACAAACTCTTGTCTGTGCTTTAAGTCTCCTTTAATGAGTAAAGTATTAGTGCAGTGATTTGGCATTAGTTATCCTCCTCTTTACGTCTTTCAGTTAGAGTAAATTCTTCAATCTCAAACCATTCTAAATCGGGGCAAAAGTGGTCGTGATTAAAGAATAGTGAAGTAGCAATCTTCCGTTCTTCTTGAGCGGTTTCCATGCTATCACAAATCTTAATAATACTTGAGTAAACTCTATCGTCCAAAGTGATAGAAGTATCCCTCGTCTTGTGTATAAGTGCGTAAACTTTCATTACTTACGACAACGGTTTTCGTCCTCCCCAATAGTTACATTGCATTGAAAACTAGAGTAGGTCTGAAGCATACTTGATAGCACACTCACAACTTCTGATAACTCGGCTCTCTGCTCGTCGTTATCACAATGCTCATCTAAATCTCGCAATGTTTCAATCGCATAGCTGAGAGCGAGTTCGTCAGACATCGTTTCTTCTTGGTCAATCATGTTATTTGTTTTTTTGTTTGCTTAGTAAACTCCCCAAAGCAAGGGAGTTCAATAAAGTGATTATTGTGATAAACAATAAATCGAATTGGTGTTCCCAAGCATAGTAGCACATTAGAAAGAATGTGCCTCCTAACCATACTATAGGCATTAGAGTATCAAATGCTTTATTCATCATAAGATTTTAGGGTGTAGCGTAGTCGTTCAAGGGTATGTTTAATTTCAGATTTACTTTTGTTTAGGTTGTGACATAAACGGCTGATATTAAACTCCCCGCTAGGCTTAATGATTTTAGCATCTTGCTCTACTTCTCGCAGGATACTTAACATATCCTTATCAAGAGGTTCGTTTCCAAAAGGCTCGAAACTCTCAACAGGATTAAAGACTTTACCTTTAAGAAGTTTCTCGTCAATAGTTACTTGCTTACGCAAAGGTGCGCGACGGATAATCCTTTGACCGAGACAGTTCTTTCTGTTCCATAAAACAGTTTTGAGATACTTATCAAAGTGTGCAGTATCTTTGTATTCATCAAACGGAACAGTAGCAGTTTTATCAAACATTCTTACAGTATCCATCATTGCAATGCACAGTTCTTGATAGCTATCGTCATGGTCATGCGTAATTGGGTCGAGTCCGATACGGTAAGCAATATGATGTAACAACTTACCGTATTTTTCTTCCAACCACTCCCATTGTTCGTAAGAGAGATTATTACTCATCGAAAGTTCCCTCCAACAAATTACGACGCAACTTCAATGCTTCTGCTTTATAGAAATTGATATTCCCCAACTTCCAATCACGGCATCGCTTAAACTTTGATTCTGCGACAGTTTTCCACTGTGAGGCATTGACTGAGGGATAGGATGTCCTTGCCGGAGAGTGACCGACCGTACCGTTTTTAATCCAGATGTCCGCTCTCCTAAGAAACTCTTGTAGTCCAAAAGCCGTAAGTTCGCACATTCCACTACTGGCTGCTATAGAAACCCCATCAGGTAAAATAATATCGGCTGTAGCACTTTCTATCGCATCAACTACAAACTCTTTCCAAGACGTAATAGGAGTATTGTCCGAATCTGAACTTACATTTTTAAGTAGTTTTTTACGGTAGTCCCAATATTCTTTTACGTATTTATATTGGTAAGAATACCTAAAAGGGTTAAGTTCCTCAAAAAACGAATCCGTAAAGTCACCCAGGTCGGTTCCTTTTTCGGAGCCAGACCCTAAAGAGTCTAAACTTATACTAAAGTCGATGTTGTTATTTGTTGCTTTGTTTAGTACCTCAAAAAGCCTATCCCCATACTCAGTAATATGCTCAATAATCTTGTGAACGAGAGTATCTTTCGTTTCCGCTTGCGCCTTTTTGTAACGCTTAGAAAAAAAGTTGTGTGGCTCAGGCAAGACACGCTTACTGGAGACTCTGTTGTGCCTCGCGGAGATTTCTATTGCGTTGGCTTTTTGTTCTTGCAAATACCAACACAAGTCCAACACTCGTAAATAGTAATCCGAATTAAACCCATCGGCGTTACCTGTAATATCATTGATAAAAAACTTGTTACGGTCTTTTTCGATATTTTGAGTACCACGGTTTACTTGCAACAATTCCTCATAAAGAAAACCTGTTGTAATTAAACTACGGTTTTGGATGCAACCAATCTCTTGTCGCTTATCGTCAATAATAACTAAAGATTTAGTTTTGTTATTAACAAAACTGGGGCAGTCACTTGCGTTTAGGTTTTTACAGATGTCGCTCATAAACTTAGAGGGGGTACGTTTGCTGTAGGCGTAGTAGGCGTGTTCACGCCGAAGTGCTGTGTTTTCTACAACGAACATTATATCTGAGGTACAACCTGGGAGGCAGTTAAAGTTTTCTATTTCGATTTTACGCATATTCGTTTAACAAAGTGTTAAGGGTCTTAAAGAATTCTACATCGAATGTTTTATCGTTTGCAGAAACGGCATTTTGTCCATACATATCTTTGATATTCTCGGACTCCCATTCGGAACCATACGAGGTTAAGTATAATGTAGTATTGGGAACACCACGAAGATACTTAACACGCAATGATTTTGTATCCTCATTAAAACCCCTGTAGCATTTTACGTCATGGGGGCTTTCTAGATATTGCTCAATCTGCTCTCTAGGAACAAATTGATGAACAAGGTCGCCATCAGTTAAGTTTACAATAACCATGTTCTTGGTGGTAAGATTCTGCTTTACCCATTGCATAAGTGCAGGAAGCAACAGAAATTCAGGAGTATAACTACCTGCGCTACGACCGTCCACTTTTATAGGTGCGGAAGTATTCAGACGACAAAGTTTATCCCAATCGGTATCATTCTTGGTGTTAGAAAACACTCTTGATAGAATCGGAACATACCCTTTAACAAAACTGTTAAAGCATTTCCCTGCCTCTGTTTTAGTAAAAACTTCCATCTTAATCTTATTACCCAAAACGGTCTTATTTGCTTTCGCAAACGCAGAACAGATTGCGCCACAAACATCAATACGAGAAAGACGTAAACCATCACCGCCAACTTCTTGCGTATGGTTCATACTTCCACTCGCATCAACTAGAAATACGAAAGTCGTATCCGATTTAGGAGTGTTAGTCTTTTTGTAAAACACATTATCGTCCATCTGGTGACGGTATAGTTTACGAGGGTCTAACAACCCACGATTACTGTTATACCGCTTAGGCTTTCTGGACTCTAACAAAGAGGTCATGTTACGCGCAAACTTAGAATACAACTCTTCTCGGAATCGAAGTGTGTCGCTGCCCACATGACGATGGAACAATGTGTCTTTATCAAAACTTGCAGTTACATTTTTAGGCATTCTTAGTTATCCTCCTTTTTTTCGTAGTTTAGATAAGGGACACAACCATCTTCGTAAAACCCACTTTTGGAATTTTCAACCCACCTAGTTATTTCAGAAACTGTAGGAAACTGACTGTAATGAATGCTTACCAGACTATCGCCTTTACGGAAATTACGAGCCAGGTATTTGGCTTGCTTGCTATACGCTCCATAAACTTGGACGGCAAGAGCATACATTTTGTCGTTAGTTTCCTTGGTGGAAGAAAAGTCGTCAAGATTGTCGGGTTGAATGGTGGATTGAAATTCCGAAGTGTATTCCAACAAGTCGGCATCCGTAACGTTTTTCAACTCTCCTACAGTCATGTTTTTAGCAAAACGCAGAAAAGATTTAGGGGTAGTTAGTTTAAGCATAGCAATCTAAAATTAAAGTGTCGTAGTTTACGCCTTGAGGAAGTTCTTTTACAACCTCTCGGCATGGAATGTGTTTTAAGGCTGTGAACGCTTGAATCTCAGCCCATTGTTGTGGGTTCATCAACAACTGTGTTGGTTCGCCCTCTTCATTTTCGTCACTTCCCATTGCGGTAAGCAAGTCACGAATAGCATCTTCTCCAAAAGTACCCCTCACTTGATTGGCTACTTCGGTATCAACAGGTTTACAGTCGGAAGATTTTTTAGGCTGTAAATCAAGACTTTCATCTTCTGTTGCTGCACCTCCATCATCGTTATTGGAAATGGCATCTGAAACAAGGTAATCAGAAATGGCGGTATCGTCCATAGATTCTTGTGTTTTGTACTGTTCCCAAAGCCCTCCCGCATGGTCTTGTAGCACTTTTGCAAATGCGGAAAAAGTTGGTTGGTAATAATGCTTTGGTTCTTCAACAGCAAGAATACTGTCTTTAGTAAGGTTGTTATCTACAACCAACTGAGAATGACCATAACCTTTTAGATGAAACAAAGCGTCGATAAAAGAACCAAACAATGAATCTTTATCTAAGTCTCCACTCTCATACAAGTCTTGGAACTTCTCAAAAGCAAGTTTCTCTTGCTTAAACCTATACTTCAATAGATTCTTAGGTTGCATTTCATCAATCCTAACATCTTCAATAGCGTTTAGCAACAAAAACAAATCGCCAAAGTATTGATAGATAAACTTGTTATTCTGATGTTGCAGATTCCTCTCCATAATACCTCCAACGGTAATCTCTCCCTCCGAGGAAACGGCATCCCAAATCGACATCTTTTTACCGTAATGTTTAATTTCTACGGTTTTAAGAATGCGCTTAAAATAGGGAATAATTTTCTCACAAATCTTTGATTCTTTATAAGAATGCTTAATGTGATGCAATTCATGGATTACAGAGGAAATAGTTTCGTCTACACGACCTTCTTGTAACATATCAAGTGGGATAAAAACTTGGTCTTTATCTACTGACGCACAAGGGGTTCCTTCATACTTATATTCCACAGTTACATTCTTGTCTGGGACAAGGAAGTCTGCGTAATGACGCAAAAGGGTTTGTAGGTCGAACAATAACTTGGAAGAAATGGAAGTATCTTCCATTTCTCCAAGCCACGCAGACATCAACTCCGCATCAGCCTTTACAGGCTTAATTTCTACTTCTACGGAATTGTCCAATTGACTACTTGTTGTCAGAGGATTGTTTTGTGTAAACACCAATGCTATCAGCGAATTCTCGCAAGACATTAGCATCATTAACGATAGTGCTAGAATCTTGTTCGTATTGCGACAAGATAGCGTTATCAAGAATATCCCTTACAGAGAAACCATCTTTAATCAAAGAAATGGTGTCAATTACAGAACGAGTAGAGATACGAGTTCCGATTTTGCCTTTGCCAAACAAAGAGTGCGAGTAGTCGTAAACTTCAGACAAGGTTTTCAGCATAAGGCTATCAGAAGGGGAAAGTTCTTCATTACCCTCAATGTAATCAACCATTTGCTTTCCTGTAATGTAAGGAAGGTTGAAGGTCATAACGCGGTCTTGCAATGCGCGGTCTAGTGTGCGAGTAGACGAGTATTCCAAACCAATGTTTGCAGTTGCAATAAAACGAACACCTTTTGCAACCTTTACCTTTCGGTTATCTCCGTTTTCTTCTTCAATAGAGATTTCACGGCGATGGTCTAGGACAGGGAACAAGATGTTAAAAGCGTCGTCCGAAGCACGAGAAAGTTCATCAAGAACAATCAAAGTGTTTTCGGTCTGAATAGCTTTAATGAAGTTAGAAGGGGTAAACTCGGTGTTACCATCCTTGAGTTGGAAAAAGCCAAGTAGAGAAGTTCGCGCATCTTGCGTAGAACCACAGTTTACTACTTCACAATTCATGCCTAAGTTATTTGCAACCTCAAAGCAATAGGTAGTTTTACCTGAGCCTGTTGCACCTGTTAGCATTACATTCTTGCCACCCTTGATTAGAGAGTGAATCATTTTATCTTTTGTTTCGTCAATTACGAATTTCATGGTTTCAACTTGTTGTTATGAGAAAAATTAGAGCCTGAGTCTTCCCCAAGGGGGTGTAGAGGCGGTCAATGAGGGTGAATTTTAGCATATTCCTAGCCATAGGTCAAGCACGAACCGACAAAAGTCAGCGATTATTTGGAAAATAGCCAAATTGTTCGTAAGTCCTTACCCCCACACTACTTACGCTCGAGCGCGGGCTAGTATATCATATTCTTGACGGTTTGTCAAGTAAAATCACTATAATTATTTGTAGGGAGTGTTCCACATGGCATTAAGTTCATCAACAGACAAACCTTCATTCTCAAAACCACATAGTTCTCTCAACCTACTTTCTAAAAATTTATCATTAAAAGTTATTTTATCAAAAAACAACTTTCTTTCATCATAATCATCTAACATGAAAAGAAAAACAATGATAGCCAACATATCTCCGTATCTTTTATCAGATGTGAAAGCATGAACATACTGTTGGCGGGTATGGAATCCCAATAAGCTAATCCCTATGTCCCTGTCTGCTTTAGTGCATACGAGGTTTACGAAAGGCAAAAGGTGTTTTACCATTACACCTTCTTCTTCAGACAAATTTAGCTTTAGCTTAGGACGCTTCATGTATCTATTCGTAAGTATTTAGAGGTTTACCTGCCGGAATCTGGCGAGCGACTCTATAATAGTACGGATAGAGATTTGGGATTTTATGAATCTTTTTCAACTTGTTGTATTTTGAATTCCCGAATCTCTATTTCACCTTCTTGTTTCGCGGCGAATGCTTTTGCGCTTTTCAAGGTTTTGGTAGAGCCAAGCCACATAAAGCAATCACGAACATCGTCAGGCTCAACTTCTTCTCTGTATCTCCTAATAATGTTAAAGCCTTTTTTCATGTATTTGGAGATACCATTTCCACGCGCTGCCCAAAGCATCTTGACTTATACCACCTTTGTGTTACCAGTTAAAGTGTTTTTAACCTCGACAGGTGCTTGAGTTTCAATCCAAACTTTTGCACCGCACGCCAGAGGTTTGGCTGGGGAATAAATAACTTTTGATGAACCAAGAATGTTTACCTCATGACCATAATCGTTTGACTTATATGTCTTTACGGTTACGACAGGGTTGTTTTCCTGCTTCTTCTTATTCGACCGAATAAAGTGTTGATTGATATGAATCCGTTTAATCATTTGACTTATGCTTCCTTTCAGGTTCCATAAGATGGCAGGGGCGGAGGGACTTGCACCCCCGACCGTTTGCTTAGAAGGCAAATGTTCTCTCTAACTGAACTACGCCCCCAACCTGTGCTTTGACTTATGCTTCCTTTTATTATAGCGTGTGGGGGGTTGGAAGTAGTGGTATCTTTCCGAGAACTTAAATTCCTTTGGGGTTGAGTGAAGTAATCTCCACGCCAGCTTCTTCCAAGATATCCAGCCCCGCATCGTATCGGTAGCGTTTGCTATACACTAACCGCTCAATCTTACATTGAATCATCAGAGCCGCGCAACGGGGGCATGGAGCCGTCGTAGTGTACATCGTGGCTCCCACAGTGGTTTCACTGGTTCTGGCTAAGAAAGCGATTACATTGGCTTCTGCGTGGATGACCTCTTCCTTGGTCTCATCCCCATACTCACAGCAATTATCCATCCCTTGGGGAGTGCCGTTGTAGCCGATAGAGATAATTCGGCTATCTTTCGTTAAAACAGCGCCTACTTTTAATCGTTTAGCTTTGGATAGCTCCGCAACTTGCTTCGCAATATCCATGAATAACCCATCAAATTCTATTTGTTTTGGCATTTCTACTTTCTTACTTCGGTATCTGGTAGGAGCGGCAGGACTTGAACCTGCGGTCATTCGCATATAAGACGAAAGCTTTAACCAACTAAGCTACGCTCCCAAATACTGAGCGAGGCAGACCGTCTTATTGCCTACAGCTGGTCTCGCGACTCAGCATACCTCACCCATACTATTATAGCTTCGGAGGTAGCAAACCTACACCTTTCTTTGTACAATACCTTGGAGGGTAATGCGGTTAAAAGCAGCAAGAGCGCCAGTGACTCCTGGGTGTATAACTTCCCACCAAATATCTAAGGTGCCTGTCTCGGGACCCTCTATTTGGATGGGTAGTTCAAAATGCTGGAACCAAGGACCATTTTTATTTCCAGTCCCGACCATGAGTACTGGGTCTGTGTTATTATGGTCACCTGCTCTCAGTGCAAAGACAAGCGGTGTAGTGGTGCTCGCACAAGCAGCTTGGATTCCAAAAATACTTAACGTGTCTCCCGGACCTAAAGGCTCTAATACATCTTGGTAAGTAGTTACTTGCGTTGGTGCCGAACCAGAACAAATAGGCATGTCCGCATGGGCTGTATCGGGTTTGCAGGTATAAACAAAAGTGTACCCATTCTCTCGCAGGAGACCTGGGCTATCCGCGTATACGGAGCCGAAGGAGCTAGGTTGACCGGGTGAGACGGGAGGCATAATTACTCGTACTTGAGGTGTGTAGTGGTGTAGAAGGGGGTTATGTAGGAGGCAGCGTCTGACCGGAGCGAGTACACCTTGAGTCCGCTGTTTTCCGTGATTTGGATAGGGGTGCTAAGTTGTAGGAAATAAGGACCGTTTTGCGTAGCCACTGCCGTAATAATTTCCTTATCGTTTACATCCTTAACTGTAACGGCTTGGACATCTGCGGTGGCAGCGACGTAAGACAATCCCCACAAATAAACTGTTCCAGAAACCCCAACAGCTGAGGGGTCTACTACAATCGTTTGTTCTGCTCCTGTGCCAATCGAATTAATTAAAACTCCAGAGGAGCTTAGGGGCTTCCACTCACGCTGGAATGCAGGTGAGTCTTTACGAGGGTATCCAAATCTCTCATTATTCCAAGGGTCAAATCGTGGCATCTTACTATTATATAGTAAGCTCCGCGCAAGTATCCCGTGGATAAATGTACCCAACCATCCTCAAAATCTCTGCACCTCTATTATATCTGGATTGTACATATCCTTAATATAAGAAGATAGAGGTTGTAGCAAGCAATAACCATTTAAAAGAAGTTTCTTGTTAACCTTATCACAATTTAAAGCATATCGTTTATCATGCCCCAAACGGTCTTTAACGTACTCATACTTAACCTTCTTTCTCATTGCTTTGGAAATCATACCGATAACCTCGTTGTTAGTACATCTGTACCCTGTACCGATGTTATAAATACCGTTCTCTTCGATAACCATCATCAAACCGTAGATAATCTCTACGTTTTCATCGACGAACATCCACTCCCTCACTTGATTTCCATCTCCATAAACGGGAACAGCTTCTCCCTCTCTGATGGACTTAGCGATTTTTGGGAGGAACTTTTCGGGGTCTTGTCCTGGTCCGAAGTTGTTGCAGGTTCTTGTGATGAGGTAGGGGATTTCGAACGTTCTTGCGCACGACTGTACCAATAGGTCCGCCGAAGCCTTTGCTGCTGAGTAATACGAAGATGGTTTAATTGGGTATAGCTCATCTGCTTCTTGTTCTCCTCTTAGGTCTGCCATATCGCCGTACACTTCATCGGTAGAGATTTGTACGAAACGACGGAGGTTTGGAGCATCCTTAAATAGCTCCAGCAAATTATATACCCCCATAATATTAGTGTCCATAAACGGTTTACCGTCTTCGATAGAGTTATCTACATGGCTCTCGGCAGCGAAATTCACCACGTAATCAGCCTCTATAACCTTGTCATACTTGGACAAATCGTTGCTACAAATATCTAGTCTAAGAAAAGTATACCTTTCCTTATCTTCCCCGATATACTCAGGAATCCGGGCAGGGTCAGCCGCGTAAGTATGTTTGTCTATGTTAATGATGTTGTGTACGGTATTCTCGTAAACATACCTAATAAAACGAGAGCCAATAAAACCGAGCCCTCCCGTCACTACAATCGTAAAAGGTTTAATTTTTGTCATTATAAAATTCTTGTGTTGCTTTTGCGAGGGAATCAAACGTTCCGCAGTCAATCCATGTTCCATGAACCTTATGACTGGTTAACGTGCCCTCCTTGAGATACATTCTATTTAAGTCCGTTACCTCTAACTCCCCCCTTTCAGAAGGGTTGAGGCTACGGATTTTATCGAAAACGGTATTGTCGTATAGGTACAGTCCTATTACCGCATCGTTGGAAGGGGGGTTTGTGGGCTTTTCAATAACATCCTCAATCTTCCCTTCTTGGTCATACTCTACTACCCCGAATCTTTCAGGGTCATTAACCTCTTTGGTAAAGATATGACAACCTCCCATATCGCTAAAATTAGCAATAGGGTTAGATATATCGTCAGCGATAATGTTATCCCCAAGAATAACAACGCAACTATCATCACCGACAAAAGACTCTGCCATGCTAAGAGCATCTGCGATTCCACCTTCTCCTTCTTGATACCCATAATTTAATTTAGTTAAACCTAAGTCTTCGCCGTTCTTAAGAACGCGAATGAAGTCTCCTGCGTGAGGACCTCCTGTAACAATCATTATCTCTTTAATACCTGCATTAGCCAGTGTTTGTAATGGATAATAAACCATAGGTCTATCATATACAGGTAACAAATGTTTGTTGGTTGCGTGAGTGAGTGGATGTAGGCGACTACCTAATCCTCCTGCTAATACAATCCCTTTCATATCATATTATTATAGTGTTTAAAAAAAAATAGCGCAAGAAAAATCTTGCGCTATAAGGTAAAACTTAAACTTGTTCCTTAGCCCATATACTCCTTGCGGTACATACAGAACGAATCACGGGCTGGCTTGCCTACGCGCTTCATAAGAACACGCTCCTTAGTTTGGAGCGACCAAGGCTGATTCTCAATCTTCCGCCACTCGTTTTGAATTCGGGTCGCCTGACCCTTGGTCATGTAGTTGCGGTTGAAGCCACGCAGGGCAGACTGGTTTTCAGTCGTAACCATGACGTTCGGCTTAGAATCGTTGTCGGTGTTTTTGTAAATAAACTCTTTATCGTACATTTTTGAATCTCCAGGGCGAATGCCCCGCTAGTTGTTACACTATTATAGAGCTTCGCCCCCTAAATCTGACCTAAAATCCGAATTTATTTTGTCGCCGCCTCAACACCAACGAACTCTTTCTTATCGAAAAGTGCTTTGTATTTCACATCTTTATCGCCTTTAAGGATTTCATCCGCAATTTTAATAGAAATGTTATTTTTGATAAAGCGTTTAACGTTTCTGGCACCGTACTCCTCGGAGAACGCCTCATTGGTTACCCAATCAACCAGTTTTTTGGTCACTCGGATAGGGAGTTCCTTTAGCTGGAGCCTAACAATCTTCTCAGCATCACTCTTTTTAAGGGAGTTGAAGTACACCACGCTGTCTAGTCTGTTAATAAACTCTGGAGCAAATCGGTCCTTGAAGGCTTTTTTGATATCATCTCTTGAAGTCTCGTACGTTTTGATATCATTCCCAAAACCTACCAGTGATTTACCTACATTATCTTTTAAACCAATATTACTTGTAAAGATAATGAGTGAGTTACTAAAATCCAAATCAGTGCCATGTGAATCGGTAATGGTCCCTTCATCCATAAGATTTAGAAGTAAATCAAACAATTTAGAGTGACCTTTCTCAATCTCATCAAACACTATTACCCACTCATTGGACTTCTCTGCGCGTTCTGAGAGAATGCCTTTCTCGTTATGTCCGATGTACCCTGGAGGGCTGCCAATAAGTTTGGAGTATTCATGAGAGTTAGAGTACTCCCCACAGTTAATCTTAAGAAGTTTCTTTCGTGACCCAAGCACTTTGTCCGCCAAAATCTTAGCCAACTCAGTCTTGCCCACTCCAGTAGGACCGATAAAGAATAGGTTGCTGTTATCACATAAACCAGACTTCATCAGCCTCAGCTGCTTCATAACCTCTGCAATAGGCTCTTCTTGCCCTACAATCATCTTCTTGATTTGCTCCTCAATCCCAGAGAAGTCCTTAAAGGTAAGAGATTTTCTTTTCTTGGTTTTGTGTTGGGGGGAGTCGGACGCATCGATGTATGAATTAACAGTTTTGTTAATCATCTCCAAAGCAAACCCTTGGTAAATTTCGGTCACACACTCAAATAGGGCTTCTGACACCCCATCTTCTTCACAATCCACTTTGATATGGTCATACCCCACAACTAAGTTCTCTAGAATGAAGTTTACATACTCTGTGATAGAGAACTTGGGGGTGGTGATAACATCAATAATCTGCGTTACCAATCCCTCTAATTCATCCTCCGGTAACTTTTTAATCGGGATGAACCGGTCTAAAGTATGAGAGTAGACAATAAATTTGTTTTTAAATTCTTTCCGCATCACTTGCTCAGGTCCTCAAACGACATAGGGTCTAATTTTTTAGGGCTCTTCATCTCTGCTTGGGTCATTTTAAGCATGAGGTCCAGAATCTTAACAACCTTATCGTTTGCGCCTTGCGCTAAGTCCAAAGCTTTAGACATTTCTGCCTTAGCTTTATCGTCAAGAGGATTATCTGCGACCATGTTCTTAAAGTACTCAAACGCTTCTAAAGCGAGTTTTCTGTCTTGAGAGCTATCTCTCACTACATCCTTAGCCATTTTCTGAACTCGTTGTTCAGAGAAATAGCTTTGTTTAGGAGTGTATACTTTTGGCATTAATCTAATGGTGTTTTTCTTTTTTCCAGGTCTTTGTATTTTTTAGTAGCATATCCAGCTTTCGCTTTTCCTTTGGAAGTGGTTGGCATCTTTGCCGGTCCGTGCTTCACATTGGTTCTTTTAGAGTATGCTTTAATAACATTAATATCGGTCTTCCCCGGGAATCCTTTTACCACTTTATCAGCAGATTTTTCTCCCCATGTGCCGTGCGTAATCACATAAATGCGGTCAGACGCAGGTGTAGTAAAATAATGTCCGTAACTGTGCTTAGACAAAGCATCACTAATAGAGGCGTGAACAGGGACTCGGGATTTTTTGCCTGTGTCTAACTTGCCACGCTTAGTCTTAGCGACTTCTTTGTTACCGGACTTTGATTTTGCTTCATTTATCATGGGAGGAATCCTCACTATTATCTAGGTATCAAACTCGACAGGGTTGGTAATTCTGTACTTCTCATTATAGGAGGTTTTTACAGGATAGGAACGTTTGGCAGGTTTACGGGGAGGAGCGACCGCTTTCACCTCCGTAGACTTCTTCTTTTTAGGCTTTCTGGGAGGCAAAAGTAGCCACCTAGCAGCTCTTCCTACGCAGTACATAGAGTAGAACCACCCAAAAAGAAAAACGTATGCTAAAAATTCACTTAATTCCATGGTTATATATGTTTATGTGGATGGGGGAATATTTGGTGTACTGCTCTCTAACCCCCTTGGGGATAATCGAGCTGCTTATAGTTTGGCAGTTTAAGTGGTGGACTTTAGAGTCCTCTACTAAGATGTGGGCGAGATTCAAGGTATGTAGTTGTTGTGCGTAAGTAGTATCGGAGTGCCAAAACTGGGCTTGGGTGTCTAATGTTTTTATAGTATCGTAAATACGCGCATCTTGAACAATACACCATCCCGCTATATGACGAGGAGGTTTAGTTACAGTGTGCCCAAAAGATACTCCGTCCTTAAACTTTACATCCGTGTGGACACTAGGGTCCATTGGAGATGCGCTCATCACATCACATTCTTTCATCTTCTTTATTATAGTCGAAGCCCACCCCTTTTCAAAGATTAAATCATTATTACATAAGGCTATATATTCACACTCGTCAAACTCAGGCATGAGCCTACACCCATTCATGTATCCATTATAATTAAAGGGTAAATTAGTAGGAGGGACTACAGTGCGGGCATTTTTATATTTAACTCCTGTTATGCTTTCACATACTACCACGGTAAAATCGATAGATTCGTCTCCGGATATACAAGAATCAATGGCGTTCTGTGTCATTTGTTGTAGCTCAGGTGTTCCTCCCAAACTCAATATAATTACCCCCGCCCGGCTCATTTAATTTCGCCAGACTTAATTTTCTCACTTAAAGCTTTAGTTAAATCGGCGGCTCGTTGCTTAGTTTCTCCGTCGTCCATGGAGTACCATCCCTTAGCAGGGGAGGTTACGACTCCTTGTTTGTAGGCTGATGAGGTAAGACCATACTCTCGGGATAGACCTTCATTATACATAAGTTTAAACTCACAGTTTTGATATGGTACAGTCACTTTGTTCTTTACACACTTTATGGTTCCCTTAATTCCAGTTGGGTTTTTCATATCATCGTACTGAATGTCTCCTTTTGCCGAAGCAGTTTCTAGAGACACGGCACAGTAATACAATAACGCTTTACCGCCACCAGCTTTGGTTCTTGGGTCACCAAAGACGAGACCTACTTTACTACGCACCTGATTGATGATAATCAGAGCGGCTTTGTGTTTACGCAACAAAGGATTAATACGACGCAAGCACTGACCTGCGACTTTAGCTCTTAGGGCACCAGAAATCTCTCCGTTGGCTCCTAAATCACCTTGCATCTCTTTGCGCGTAGGAGAAACGCCAATGGAGTCATACCCAATAACAATAGGGGTATCCTTGTCGTGTTCTCGGATGGCTAAGATGGAGTTCTCAATAGTCTCAAAACAACCTTCCATCGTTTCAGGCATCGTGTAGATTAGCTTCTCTGAATCTACGCCAAGAACTTTAGCGAATGAGGGAGAGTAGGCGTGTTCGTTATCTACCATTACAGTGTAGAACCCCTGCTTTTGTGCGCCTTTAAAGGCGTGGGTAAGGAACACTGTCTTGGCAGTAGATGACTCACCATAAATCTCTGTGATGCCCCCGATAGGGAATCCACCGTTATACTCACCTGAAATAATCTTATTCAGCGCGTAAGAACCTGAGTCTACGAACCCAAAAACCTGCCCTTCCTCAGAAAGCAGGTTTGCGCCGTCTAGCTTCTTACAAATGTCGTCTAAAATATTAGCCATGCCTTATTATAGACATGGCTTGGTTATTCTAGAGCTACTTCTCGGATTTCTTTGCAAATTTCTTCTTAAAAAGTTTAGATTTTTTCTTAGCCTCTGGCTTTTCCTCTACAACTTCTTCTACAACTTCTTCTACAACTTC